TTCATAACATCTGTTGATTGCTGTCCGTACAATGGTTCTCGCTGTGCGAATGGTTGCGCTTTTTTACCTGCTATTTTAGCTAATATTTCGCTTAACTTGTCTTTGCCGCCAAATCTTTTTGTACCTGCTCTTGACTTGCTCATGTTTGGTTCAAAGATTGCCATAACTTCCTCTTAACTGAATATCTGTGTTAATAATCCACCTTTCGGTATTGGTGTTGGTTTGTTTGCCATTTGCATTTTAGCAAGTGACATAACATCATTACCTGCCAAACTAGCATAGGCTAATGGTAAAGAAGTTTGCAAAAATGATTGTCTCTGTATCTCCTGTCCTTCTCTAACCATCATTTGATCTTTAACACTGTCATTTAAAACAGTTTCCATATCTTGTTTTGTTTGTTTAATACCTTGTTGATCGCCACCTGCCATTCTAGTCATTGCACCTAATGCACGACTACTTGAGCGCAATCTTTTTCTTGGCTTGTCGAATTGCTTTGCCTCAAGACCTTTTTCTCTACCTGCTTTTATTCTTTGAAATGCTTCTCTGGCTTCTTTCCCATAATCTAGATCAGCGGTAACTTTTTTGGCTTCTTCTGCGCCAACTTTCATTCCTGCCACTCTTTCTTCTTTAATTCTATCCAGTATTTTTCTTTGTTCTTGTCTTCTAATCATGATTAATTCCTAAAATAAGCCGCCGAAGATAGTACCTAGTAGACCTTGTCTTGGACTAGGTGCAGGTTGACTCGCAATATTTAACAACTCTCTACCTGTCTGTATTCCACCTCTTAATCCACCATATTCAATTTGCAAAGATTCTCTAAGTAATTGTTGTTTTCTCAGCGAACTAGATAGCAATTCTTCATCACTCATTTGTTGCGCTGCTTCTCTTGCCGCTATATTTCCGATTCCTTGTTGATATGTTTCTGTTAATTGTTGACCTGCTTCTTTTCCTCTTACACCAGTTCCTGCTAACGCCGCACGCCTTGATCTCATTGCGCTTCTCATCTTCGATTTTTCTTCTAATAACTCACCTTCACTGAGCCCACGAGCCGTTTTTGCTTTGAGTCGTTTGGTCCTTTCTTCCTGTTCTTTTTTTATGTCGGCTCCACCAAACTTTTCTTTAATTTTAATATTTTCTTGCTCTCTTTTTCTGGCTTCGGCTATATCTGCTGCATACTGAGCATTTATTTGCTTTCCCCTTTCGCCAAAATGAAGTTCGAGGTCAACACTAGAGTCACCTCCTACCATTTTTAGCTCATGAGGACTAAGGTCTTTTTTAATTCCGTATTTTTCTGCAATCTGTCTATCACTAAGGTTAACCATTATTTCTCCTATAAAAAGATAAGCAGTTTTACCTCTTTACTTTTACTTGAGTATAAATCATTATCAAGCACAAAAGATACCTTGTTGTTCGTCCATTCAGTCTCACCTCTAAGAACACCTGCCACACCATTTACCACTAAAAACATAGAAGGAATTGCACCTAATTTATGATCCACTAAAACCTCTGCACTATCACTTGCTGTTAAAGTAAGCATTTCTGCCTTAAAATTATCCGTAAACTTTAAACTTACAATTCCGTTGTTAAAATCTGCGGCAAAGTCGTTCCATCTCTCAGCGTCTTTTTCTTTTTGAAATTGTTCTTCTAGTGAGATCCTCTCAGACTTCACTGGCTTTATTTTTATAATATCTCTGAATATCGCCATTACTCTTTCATCTTCTTGTATGATGTTTCGTATTCAATTTCCCAACCTGTTAATGAGAAATCTTCATTTTCATTATTATTACTAAACCGTACAGCGAAAGAGTGAGCCTTATTGTCACCTGCTAATACTTTAACTTTATCAAACCTTTGCGCCGCAGTAAAACTTATAATGCTGTTAGTCTTAATCACATTATCTACCCAATCCTTGAACGTCTGTACCGTTATGTCAGAATCAACAGCAGTTAATGCAAAAGCCTTTACATTGATAAATTTCTTAGGGATAGATGGCTCTCCTAAGTTCTCAAAATTACTTAGAATATATGCGTCTATTGCACCAGATGCAGGAGCTTTGTAGTCGTCATTTCTAGCAGATTGCTCTATTAATAACTGAGTTCCGTTACCCATGTGTAGTTTATTTTCAAAGTATGCCAAACCACCAGAGGCAGGAGTATCCCAAACCGTCCAAGCATCAAAGTCTTGGTTATAAACAAACATTCTGCTTCCACCACCCATTATCGGTATGTGCAGGTAGTAGCTCTCATCAGGTAGTGAGTAAGTGCTAGTTGCCTTGCTTTTCTCAAGGTTTGCTTCTAGGAACAAAGGAGTAATTGCTTCACTGACGTTTCTTGGTGCGCCACCACCGACCACGCCATAAACCCCTCGTTCAGAGAGAAAAAAGACAAGACCACCTACTTCTTGAACCGAACCGTGCGAAACACAACCAATCTCACTTCCGTGGTATTTATCAACCCTAAATGCACCTGCTAAAACATTACCTGATATAAAATGTATGCCTCTTTCTTTGAATACAATAAGTTGATCGTTATGACTGTGTAATGCGGTAACATTCCCGTCATGGTCATCACCAACAGTTAATACATTTCCACCTAGTGTAAAGTTTTCTAGTGTAGCAAAACCGTCTGTACTACTAAAGGCAACATCAAGAGGTCTGTCTTGAAACAAAAAAGATCCATCTGATTTTTCTATTCTATCTTTTATGCCACCTTGGAAAAGTAAACCTTTGTGAAACTCTATGTATTTTGATCTGTATGGAGGTATATTTATATTTTCTCTACCAATTAAAGAATCGCCACTAACATCTCGCAAGCCTCTATCAACATAAGTAATTGTTGTAGAACTATCCATTCTGATTGGTAATGACTCTAAATAAAAGTTATCACCAAAACCTGCCCCAGTGTCAGCGGCTCTATAAACATTCATTAACATATTACTAATATAAGTTGTTCCATTTATTTCAACTCTAGGTATAACATATACGTTCAGCAACCTATCATTATTAACTGTAATACTTGTTGCCGTTGTTGATGTGACTTCAAAACATTCCCAAAGATTATCTTCGGGAAAAGCACCGCCGCCTTGTCCAAATAATATGAACCCTGTTATCGTATGTTGTAAATATACTTTATCACCTGCTGAAATTGTATGACCTGCTGAAACTGGTATAGTAATTACTGATGAATTATCACTAGAACCCCAAGCGACAGGGTATCTATCAACTACTTCTGCATAGGCATTATTAAAACCGTCTATGGTAGTGTTGAGAGCATTTGGAAATTCAGATGTGTTTTGATATACAGGGTAAACGTCCATACTAATTTGTGAGCGATTCGTTACCACATCAAATGTAACACTTGAGGCATCTGAAATAATTGTATTTTTTTTGGCATCGGTGTATTCGTACTCAAAGCTGTATTTATAATTAGCAACTGCTAAAGTGCCAGTGTATCTAGAAAGGTTAGAAGAAAAATCCCAGTCAATAGCCGTACCTGTAGAGAGTACAAGTTCAAAAACATAACTGTCTCCAATTATATCAATAACTCTATGAATATTATCATTATCATCATATATTAAATCATTTACGTTTATAAAACCTACGTTTAGAGGAGTTGATGCACCTTTTGATACGTTTGTAATTTCATTAACTTGAGAATCCCTCTGCCAATCTCCTGAGCCCGTGTCGTAAATAGTAGCTTCACCAAGGATTCCAAAACTATATCTCTGTCTGGAAGGATTTTCTGCATAAGAAGTCGGTAATCCTGCTTTGTATATTTTGTTACCATCATACTTGAGAAGTTCTTTATCTTCTTTTGCAATATAAATTACACCATTAACTTCTGCCCAATCGGTTATTTGATTACTGGCTCCCGATAACGGATCTACTTCTACCGTAGTGACTGCACCTTGATTTACACCATTCTTCCAAACAACAGGAGTAGGTGATAAAACCAAAAGTTCTTCTTCTGTGTGATACTCTGCCAATCCATCTAGAAAAGTAATTGTCTCAGCTATCGCTAAACCTGCTCTTTTTCTATATGAAATGTCATTGTTATTGTTATCTTCTATGTAAACATTTAAAGCATCTCGTAAATAATTAGAGTCTTTTTGAAGATCGTTTCTTCTTACGTCTATACCTTTAAATGCGGTGAATCTTTTTAATTGAGCCATATTTTACCAAATTAAATAGTCTGTAGATGATATTGGCACATGAACAACATCGCCATTATTGTCTTTGAATAGATCAATTATATCCTTTTCCATTGCACTTACCAAGGAAGATTGTGCCGTAGTGTCTGCCGATGAATCACGCATGAATATTTTCATCTCTGTATAAGATATTAAATAATGTTCACATAAGTCGGGCAGCTCTGAATGAGTTGTACTATGACCACCAAGCAAAACAAAATCATCAAGAGCAGCGTTGCTAATATCTGTAGAGGTAGTGATAACACCTGTACCACTATTCCAACCCTCCATAGCAACATCATCAACCTTTGATACACCATTTTTATCAACAATAGTGAGAAAGTCAGCATCGTCAAAATCTGTGGCATCACCAAGAACAGATACTGTAAGAGGTGATAGGTTTGTAATTTTGCCTCTACGAATACCGAGATCCCGTAATTTCCCTGCATAAGTAATCCTAAGACCTTTATTATAAGTTCCCTGTGCCGTTGGAGATATAATAATATCTTTATCCCTAACTATATAACCATAACCTGTAGTTCTTTCTTTTGGTGAAATAAACTTCAACGGATAATAAATATCACCTTGTGTTCTCTCAACCATTCTTAATGAATTAAACAGTAATATTCTAGGTTTAAAACTATCGCCGTTTTCATCAACCATATTCTCTAAGCTGTATGTATCAGTTGTTGGTACAAGGTTTATGAATCCTTGTCTTTCAAAAAAACCTGTTTCAGGGTGAGCTTTTTGTATTAAGTTCTGCAATCTGTCTTGAGCATCATTCATATATTGCTCAAATTCAGCAGTTGATATACCTGCTAAATCATTATTCTCAGTTGCTCTGCGAACTTGCTTTATTAAAAACTCAATTCTTCTCATGACAACCCTCTACCTAAAACATTTATAATTCTATTATATGCTCTGTCTTGTCTGTCTTGTGTTTCACTGATTGCGTTCATTGTCTCTGATCGCATTCTCATTTCATCTTGTATCTTTGCCATTCTTAACTGCTGCGCATTACTAATTGCACCTGCTACCAATGATCCTGCCACGCTAATTCCTGCAGCTTGTGCTTCTGGTGATGAAAATAGACCTGCCTTATTAGGTAACACTGGTGGTTTTTTAACTGCGTTTTTTAATCCTTGCCCGATTGCTGCACCTGTCGCTGCACTTGCTGCATTTCCTGCTACGTTTTGTGATGGCACGTTTGCAGGGGCTCTAGATGTAAAAGGATTTTCACCTTGAGAGCTTTGAAGAACATAATTTTTTGGTATTTGAAAACTTTTCATTGATGTATAAGGATCTTCACCTTGAGAGCTTTGGAGAACGTAGTTCTTTGGTGTCTTTTTAGCGGCTATTGCGCTTAATTTGCTCAATCTATCTTCTTTCATTGTTACTCCATTTTTTGCAGAAGTTTTTTAACATCTTTTCTTATTTCTTTAACTTCTTCGTAAAGAAGCTCATATACTGCTTGTTGTTTAGCAACATCAGCTTTTACGCCTTGAAAATCCCAAATAGCACCAATTATACCTAGTATTCCAGATATGATTAACGCTCCTGCTATTTTACTATACGCATCATTCATTTTAAAATTCCGTTGTTTCTACATAGGTTTCTGGCATTTCACACAAGGTTGCAAAAGTTTCGCTTTTAGTACCATCACCTTCGATTCTCTGAGTAGTACCTGATTCGGTGTAATAAAGAGTTACAAATGTCTCTACTGCTTTAAAAACATAGGCATTACTTCTTGTTGTGAACAGTCCAGTGTTTGCACCTTGAAGTTGATATATTCGCCCTATTTTATTCGTAAAAACATTGTCATCAGCATTGAAAATTTCAACTAATACAGTGTTATTGGGGTCGGTGAAAATTTGAGATTGAACATATAATTTATAAAATCTACTAGCTTTTAAATTTGAAAATTTTAAATCATTTATATGACTGCCATTCGTTGTAATATCACCTTGTAAAATTTTAGTCTGGCATTTTGTTTGACTAGATTCTGCCAAAAGGTTTTTTACGATTGATTCTGTGTCAGGTAGTTCTTGTATTTCAATATGGTGATAATCTTCACTATCGAATAAAGTTCTTGCAAAAGGCTCTCGTAAGGATAAACGCTGACCTTGTGTTAATGTTACCTGACCGACAAAAGATAAAATTGCATCACTCGGTGAATAAGAAACCCTTGTTTCAGTGCTTGCGCCATCAATGTAAACAACCGCCTGAGTCGTTGCAACTGTTGTGAATCTCATCATACCAGTAATTAAATAATTAGCTGTTTTTGGTGCAGTAAAGCCTGAGCCGTCCCAAGCGTTATACGGGTCTTCAACTTCTTCTGAGAAAACTATGTCAGTAACACCGCCAGTTAGCACGTCATTATTATTGCCCTCGGCTTTCACTCTTACCAACTGACTGCTATTTATATTTTCAAATTTTCCAACAATGGTGGCTGATTTGTTGTAATCGCCAGACCTTGAACAATACAAGTTAAATTGTGAATCTGTATTAGTCCCATTCGATGTTTGTGTTACAATCGTAACACTTGAAGTTGTAGCTTGTGGTGATATTAAAGCTGAACTTGTACTATTAACTGGTGTTGCAACACAGTTTGGTGCGCTAGAAAAAACACCAGAAATAAAATTACAAGTTGCCACACCTGCACCTGCATTTGTACAGTCACCATCAATCCAATCAAAATTTTCATCAACAACAACGTCTGTACCTGATACTTTTGCGCTAAATTCATTCGCAGTTTGAGCCGTTAGTTCAGTCTCTTGTGTAACGACTGTAGACTTTTCAGAAGACCAACCGACAATGGGTACGATTGCCTGCATGGAAAATCTACTACCAGCAGTAGCACTCGAACCAGCTGTTTGTGTATAGATGTTTGTTGGTAGACTTGAAATAGAAAGAGCATTATTTAATCTTATATCGCCAGTAAAATAAGTTGTACCAATAGAAGCTGTATTTCCACTATCATACTTTAATTTAGTTGTATCTATTTCATAACCAGCTGGTAAGGTTGCACCTACATTGCCACCAGCACTTCCATTTGTTGCCATGTTAAAAGCAACTTGTATAATCATCTTGTCACCAATGCGTGACCAGCTACCTTCAACGCCTGTAACTGTACCAGTACCAATACCAATAATTGTGGGTGTATAATCTATGGAATCAGTAATACTTGTATCTAGAGCCGTTGGTCCAACACTTCCCCAATTCAGTCCGTTGTAGCCTTCAAATGTGCCATTTTCGGAGTTATACCTTATCTGTCCTGCTACTGGTGAGTTAGGTCTTGCGGCGGTCGTTCCTGATGCGATCTGCATTGCTCCACTACCAGTCTGTGCCACTTCGTCTGCTACTAAATTGATATTTCCCAAAGGAGCAAGAAACAGGTTTCCTGAGGTGTCACCATAGGGAAGTACAGTCCAATTTGATGAATCCCCACTGTCACTTTTCCAAAAGGGAATCCCCGTGTCCTGCTCGATGTATAAACTCCCAAGCCCTGCCTCCTTTGAAACAGCGTTGGGTTTATCAGCATCACCTGTCATTATCTTTACTTCATTTTCTTTAAACTTAAGATTATTTTTCAAAAGTTTGATGTTGGGACCGTTAAATATTGCACCTGCCCCAAACACATCACTTATTAAAATCAGTGCTAAAATTACAATCAATTTTCTCATTTATTTACCCCAAAAAGTTTATAGCAATTTTACCAGAACTTATCGTTGATCCAGTTTCACTAACCAAATGAACTACCGTTGCAGATGGAATAGAAACCTCTACTTCACCACCTCCAAGTGGTAAATATGCAATCAAAGATCCACCACTTGTTTTAAGTGACATAAATTCACCAATATCTTCTATTATTTGAATCTTTTTAACATCAGCAGCTAATGATGCTACGACTTGCACACCACCACCTGTAGTAATATTTGTAACAGATGTATCAACTAATCCAGAATCTAAAAAATCCACTGGAGAAAAAGAAGCATTCTGAACTACTTGGTCACTAGCAAGCGTAACAGATAAACTGTTTGCTTGAGTTTGTTGCCCCAATGCCGCAGGTAATTTACCGTCAATACTTGTTGTATCTCCTGCAATAGTTGAAGCATCAGTTGCAATGCTCGAAGTATCTGCATCAATAGTCGTAAGCAATGCTTCCAAACCATCAATCATAGCTTCTTGCTCAGAAGATAAAACCACTGCCATTGAATCAGCACTAGCTTTCTGCCCTAAAGTAGCAGGTAGCTTGCCGTTTATTTGCGTAGTGTTTATTGCCGTTCCTAATGTATTTGTAACTATATCTGTAGTATCACCATCTATGCTTGATAAAGATGAATCCATACTAGAAAGAATGGCTTCTTGTTCTGTGGCAAAAACTACCGCTATAGATCCTGCTTTTCCGAATTGTCCTAATGCTACCTTACCGTTAAGACTCGAAACTTCGGTTCTAATCGAGGTCGTGTCATTGTCGATGGAAGTGAGAGATGAACTCATACCAGAGAGAATTGCCTCTTGTTCCGTAGAAAGCACTGTAGGTAACGAACTAGCACTAGCTTTCTGACCAAGTGAAGCAGGAAGTTTTGCATCAATACTTGTTGTATCTGAATTAATAGCATCAAGAGCAGCGTTGTCTTCTGTTGATAAAGCAACTGGTAAAGAACTAGCCTCTGCTTTGCTACCTGCTGTGAATAATACTGTGCCATCACCTAACGAGATAGAATCGTTTGTATGATCTGATGATATGTTGAGGTCATTTGCTGTTATATTTACATCACCAGTTATATCTGTAAGTTTTACTGGTAATGGATCGTTATTTGCAGGAGTGACGGTATCTTCATTAACTAATACTAATGAACCGTCTTTTTGAAATGTAAGACCACCAAATGTAACAAATATATCACCTTCGGCATTTGTTCTAGGGTGAACAGGTCTTAATATGTCTATTTCATCACCTGCCATCGGTAATGGCTCAGATGACTTTATAGTTTCAGCTAAAACAATGGTATCAGAGTCTAAAACCTCCCACACTCTTATTTGTCTATGCTGTTGGCTTCCATTTTTAAAGTGAATTAAATCACCTTTCATTGCGCCATGTGACATAACTGTAAGTTTGAATATATCGCCATTATCTTCTGTTATAACAGCGTCAATTAAGTCAGCATCGCTAATTATTTGGTTATACATTGAAACATTAACGTCTAATGCGTGTCGGTTTTCACCAACTGGTTGAATTGTAACAAATTCAGATTTTAGTCGTTCGTCTTTTTTCTGGGAAGGATAGCCGCTATCTGTTGCCATTCTCTGCTCCTTGTGGGCTTCTGTGTAATGTCATTTTATAGTATCAGGAATTGTGTGCCGTATCAATAACCCTGAAAAGGGGCGTTACCACCCCTAATCAGGTAAAGGACTATAGAGTAATCGTAGAACCGTCAAATCCAGTAAATACAATATCTCCAATAGCTTCGTTTTGTAACGCTTTTGAATCCTTGTAATACTGAATCGCAACCTTCTCACCTAGTAATAGCTCAGAATCACTTCTATAATGCACTCCAGCATAGTCACGACCAAGCGCAACATTATGTGCTAGTTTATTGATCTCGCCGTGTATTGTAATTTGTCCTGCATCGGCACCTGCATAGGCTTCTACGCTTAGACCATCACCTGCCGCTTGTCTCTCAGCAAGTCCAGTAGTTGACCATGCAGCATCAGCAAGATAAATCTTAAGGATTGTAGCGCAAGCTCCTGAAATTGTTGCATGACCCGCTGGGTAAGCAGGGTGCGTTGGACTCCCCTCAGCATATTGTAATGGAAGGAATGCTTTGTTCTCTCCACCTGCTGCAAGGTTAGCCGCTGCGATACTAGCAACAACTGCTGAGTTCTTAAGATCGGCGTGTACTGTTCCAACTGGTAAGTCACCGTCTAATTCTGCAACAACTCTAGCCGCTGTAGCTTCTGGACGTAATCTTAAGTGTTTTCTCCATTTCTGTACCCAAGCAGCCTTAAGAGCGTGTCTAGATACTTCTGCGATACCTGTAGTTAGCTCAACTGGACCACCTTGAGTAAGGAAAGCACCTTCATTTACTAAATCAGGGAAACCTGCATTTCTACCAACACCTGCGTTAAGTAAAATTGCAGCAGCTTCATAAAAATGTTGGAACACCAAGTCAATGTGAACAGTAGATCCTAGTTGACGACCATTAAACATATACTTAAGTACAGGATCAATAGTTTGAGCAACAGGCACGTTACCATTTTGAATATCAACAAAGTTTGCTTTAGTAATACCGTAAACACCAGTTTTAGTTGGTCCTTGTGGCTCATAAGCAAAGTTTCCTACACCAATAGTATGTAAGAATAGCTGAGAGATATAACCACCAACTGTACAACCTGGGGAAGAACCTCTAAAGAGAGTTTTAGCTGTAACTAATCCATTTTCTTTAGGTCCAACAAAGTCATCACCAAAAGCATTAATTGCGTCTAGTGCATCTTGGATCTCTTGAGAACCATCTTCATAATCCTTGAATGGCTTTTCTCTAAGTAAATGCTTTGCATAAACTTCAACCATCTCAGCAGCGGTTTCACGACTGTTAAGCGCAGGAGCAGCAGCCATTGATAAACCTTCTGGATCTGCACCAGATAGTTCTAAACCTAGAGAACCTTGTGGTGATGCTTGCTTTCTAGTACCTGCTTTGTCTAGATCATCAAAATCTGATTGTTTACCAGTTTCTAATGCTAGTTGTAGTTCTTTGATTCTTGATTCTTCGCACACCATAGTAGTTGCGTCATGAGTCATACCTTTAGAGTACAAACCAACGTAAACGTCATTTTCAACGTCAGGATTTCTTACCTGACTTTCGTCTACCTCGATTGATCTTTTTGCGGCTTGCTCACTTCTACTTTTAAGCAATGCGGATTTGATGTTCTTTACGTCTTTCTTCATAACCCTTCCTTTTTAAATAGTTTGTGGTCCTAATCGTAGCATGATCAAAGACCTAGCGTTTATAGTAAAGTCTCCCACTGAAACTCTAACTTGTACTTCTAGATTCTCGCTCCCATTAAAAGATACTACAGCAGATAAAGCTAACAAGAAAACAAAATTTGAAGAAACCGATTGAACTACTCTTTCCGTTCCTGAAACCTGTGTTCCACCCTTGTAAAAACTGAACCTGTTAAAAGCATTGTTGTTTTTACTACTTGCGTCAGCATTAAAGTAAATGGCGTAATTTCCTGCTATTGGAGTAATTGAAAAATTAGGTATAGCTGAATCCATATTAGAGCTAGTCACATGGGAAACAGATGAATTTACATTGTAACTTAATATACCTGCTGCTTGAGCAATTTCAATACTAAACGGTGAAAATATGCCAACTGGACTACTGTTGTCTTGCAGTATTAACGATGTAACAGACTCTTGGGCTAATGTGCCAAGGGTTGTACCATCGCTGTATTTAACCATTATAGGCGCATCTGTTCTATTGTAAAGCTCATAGTTTGTGCCTATAGGTATAGTCGTTGCATCTGGCAATATTATCGAGTAATTAACCTGCGTTCCTGTTACGAAATGAACTGATGTAGAGTTAGAGTTCAACAACAACATTCCATTATTATTAGCTGTTGTAAATGTTGGGACAGTAATACTAGTTTTATTTGTTAGTTTTTTAACATTTTTAGCGTCATTGTCATTCATATCTAGATCGCCTTGCATTTTCCTTGAACCATCTAATTTCAAGAAGGTTAAATCCTCTGCAATTCTTTGCGCACTTTCATTGGCTAATTCTTTATCATCAGCTAACTCGGGCGAAATAAATCTAGGTTTAATTAATGAAGCCATATTATGATCTATACTTAAATCTTAATTCGTCACCAATTTGTATTTTCTGATTACCTGTTCCCACTAAAGTATTCAAAAATGTCACTTTGGCATTATCTACAATAAAATCTTCTGTCTCACCTTCAAAAATAGAAAGTCTATCAATATTCCCTATGACTGATCCTGTCTCTGGTATTCTCTGTAACATGATAAAACCATTTGCAATTACAGTAGAATCAACCACTATCTTTTCGTCGTACCACACTATACTCTGTAGTTGTTGCACTTGCGACTCCGCTGCTGCTAGTTTTGCTTCTAGTGTGGCGTCTGCTAATATAGCTCTCTCTACCTCGGCGTTAATACTGTTTTGCAAAGCCTCGTCTGCTGCGATTCTTGCAGAAGTCTCAATTGCTAATTCACTGGTATGTGTACCTAACGCTGCATTGATTGCATCTTGTAAATCACTATCTGCATTCTGAAACGCTTCTACAATTTCAGTCAAAGAGTCCAAAGCACTTGGATCAATATTGCTTAGAATGTTATTGATTTGTTGCTGTAGGTTTTCATCTGCGGCTTGTCTTGTAGATGACTCTAACACTATGTCAGAGGTTAGCGCATCTATAAGTACCTGAAGGGCGTCATCTCTATCGTTTGATGTTGATTCTAAACTTACAATGTCATTAGCATTCTTGCTTACAGATAATTCCAAAGCTGTGTCTGCTGCTATTCTGGCTGCTTCTTCTTGGCTAATATCAGCTTTAACTGCTGCTTCACCTGTAGCTAATTGCACTTTACCGTCACTATCTAGTTTAATTAGTTCTATATCGCCTAAGGCACCTTCTTGGATAATTGCTTGGTTGAGAAGAAGTCTTAGCTTTACGCCATCGACTGCCCCGTTTTCAATAAACTTCTTTTTTATTTGTGTAGCCATTTATGTCTCCTACTCCCCAAGTAGTGTACTGTATATAATGATTATCTCATCCCCTATCTCAAAAAAATCTTCTAAACCCAACCCTGTAAATGATACCCCATTCTGCGTTCTATTATAATCTATATCTTCTATTTGCTGTATTCCACCAACAGGAAAAACAGAAAGCGGAAAGTTTCCAAGAGGTTCTGCTTCTAAGCCTATATTATTTGCATCTATGATTGCTTGATCGACTATTATTTTTTCTTTTATTTCTAAAACCCTGTTTGTTTCAATATGTGATTCAATCTGTTTTAAGGCTTCTACAACATTTGCATCATTTACAATGATTGACCCATTAAAATCTGCTAATTGCGTGTCACCTTCGACAATACCTACGGCTTTGCATATCTGGTCAACCAGTTTGAGGGGAGATTTGAAACTTCGTAATACTGTAGCCATTTCAACCTAACTGTTCAATGTCTATAGTTTGAATACCGTTTGTACTTACTAAATACAACGATACCTCTGGTCCTACATCTCCGTATTGCCGTTCCTCCTTAGAAGCGATAGTTATTCCTTCTGTTATTGGAGCAGTATTATCTGAATTAACTAAAATATCTCTATTGCTATTATTCTGTATTATCAAAATACTTCTATTATTTACATTAGGTATCTCAGTCCACGCTGTATCTGGCACAACTAAAGCAAAATGATCGTGAAATCGTGCTATGTCTCCAACTGGAGTTCCTGTTCCAACTGGTTGTGCCGCTGCATCTACATTGTCTTGGCAATCTTGTGTCCAAGTATCAATTGTTCTTTCTGTTGTGATTAACCTATTGCTTGTATTATATCCATAAGTAATTAAGACGCATGGACCACCGACAACAACTTTTGGTTCTGCTCTATACTCAAAAGCTATCCTCCCATTAACATAAACATTACAAATTTTAGACAACTTACCTTGGTCATCTAATCTTAGTAATTCTTCGATTATGTGTAATGGTAAACTTTGTGTCATCTAGCATCTCTGAAACAAACCGCAACGTGCAAGTCTGAAACCTTTTCTTTCTCTTTGCCTTTCACTAAGGCAGACTCATCATAAATTACTCTAAAGTGAGCAAGCATATGCTCTTTCATGTCATGAAAAAATAATTCTTCCTCAAATTCCATTTTTGTGTCAGTAATATCTTTCCAATCTTTTCCGTTTGGCGAAGTTTGAAATTTTAACTTAACAGCCTTTGATGGTTTGCCTTTTAACTTTGCAAAGATTGTAAAATTTTCTTGTCTTTGATTAAAAGAACAAGCCTTCTTACCTTTTTCGCCACGTTGACCTGTTTCGGTATCTATTAAAATATTTTGCGCTACACTTGCCATAATTCCCCCCTGTAGAAAGGGATTCCGAAGAATCCCATAACTTAAAACTTATCTGATCGCTTACGCTTAATAACTAAAACATCAAAATCACCTTCGGCAGGAGTAGTTTCTGCTAGGTCGCTATGACATAGAACCTGTATAGTGCTATTGCTTACAGACTCTACTCTTGAAATAACACCTGCTGTTTTAGATGAAATTATTCCAACCAAATCTTCTTCTGATGCTTGGTCAAGCAAAGTCAATGTATAGTCACCAACTCCATTTGCCACAACTGAAAATTGCAGTGAATCCATACCTTCTAGTGAAGGTGTACCTAATCCACTTTTAGATACATTATATAAGATGACTCCACGCTGAACCGCATGAATACATCTTTCAATCGTTTTTGTAGTCATTGTAACTCCTTATAGAAACGGACAGGGCGCCCAATCCTAGACAACCCTGCCCAAAGTGAGGTGGGGAGATTCCTCACACCTTACACTGCTAAATTAGAAAGAACACCGTGAGCAGTAGGAGTAATGTAGTTTTCATAGTAACCACCATATCTCGCTTCATACTCATCTGAGCCACTCTTTCTTAAAAATACTGTTCCATCATCGTCAAACCAACCAAACCCGGGTCTGTGGTGACACTCGATGAAGTTATCATTAAGGAAATACATTCTGTCTTCTTCACAAAAACGATCAGGGAATACACCAACTGCACCTCTTGTAGACATGAACTCTAGACCTTCAAACATGATAACGCCTTTTAACTTCTTGTCTCTTGCAGGTAGTGAATATCTCTTATGATCTTCGATTTCGTTCATAAGCTTTCTGTACTGAGTATATGAAGTAACAATTAAGTTAGGCGCACGACCAAACTTTCTTTCTACTTCAAGCATAACTTCGTTCATTCTGTCAGGAGTAATACCTGCACCACTTGCATTGAATTGACTTGCTTGCCATCTTCTTGCAACTGGAATGTTGTATAATGAACCAGTAGTTGCATCAAGAACACCTTTTAATCCTTGAGGATCGTTGTTCTCTGAACCTTGCATGAAAATATCATCTGTACCAGCAGGTACTTGTGAACCAGTAACTCTAGTAACAACAACTTCTCTTGCAGAAGGAGTAACAGAGTCAACACTGAAAAGATCGCTGTTTCCAGATTCAATATTAACTAAGTCTTTTTCTTCAAAGTTTGCTTCTTTCCATGATGCTGCTGAAATTACCAATGTATAGTTTCCACCACCATTGTCAGTAACAGAGTCAATGATACCAAGTTTACCGTCACCAGATCCAAAAAGGATTCTAGAGCAGTTTCTCATGTAAGACTCAACACATTTTTGTACAGTTTCTTTAGTAGCACGAACAAATGCACCCTTGTCATCTGCCGATGCTTTAATTGCTTCACGCTCAATTTCACAAGTAGCATAAACTTTCTTAGAAAGAATAAGAGCGTCACCATAGTTTGCAACACCTGCTACTGGTAAAGAACCAGAACCAACACCACCACTAAAAGAAAGCGGAGTCGCTACAAATCGTTGCTTACCTGTGAAGTCATATCTTTTCTTAATACGACCATGAAGCACGTTTGCACTGTTGTACATATTTTCAGATTTTTTGTAGTAATTGATTTTAAAGAGGTTTGTAGCCTCTGATAAACTAAATGCAGTCATTTCTAAACCTTCCTAGTAAAATTTGTTAGTATAAATCATCGTAGTCGTTAAACGACTCAATATGGTCATTATCAGCAGGGTCTTCGCTTCCGTAATATTTGTAATTACCCTTATTTTCTGGTGCTAGTCTTGCTTGACCTGTCTTTTGCGCTCTCTCTAGAAGTTCCCTGTCTTTTTGCTCTATGCCAAGCACATCTTTGAGCATTTCAACAGCTTCCTCGTCGCTCATTGACGGATCTTCTGCAAAAATAGTCGCCATTTCAACAACCAAATCATCATTGTTCACAGCTTCACTGTCTAAAGAACCAATGAGATGTTCAGACTTTTCAATTAGCGGCTTCATAAAAGCATGATTTACCACTAATTCCTCAGTTATCCCTTCTTCACCTAATTCTTGCAACTCGTTATAGCTGCTAACAAAATCTTCCCGACTCACACCTCGGCTTCCCATCATTTGCTCCAACGCAGCTTGAGACTCCCTTTGGCTTACCTCTTGCTGTTGTAGCTCCTGCATGGACCGCATTTGTTCCCTCAGGAATTGAGCTTCTTCGGACGCTTGCTCTGCCTGTATCTGTTCTGGCGTCATATCAGCCATTCTGATAAAGTCAGGAGTAAGCGATTCCATAAGGGCTCTTTTAAAAGAATACTTATTTCCACCGCTTTGCGCAACTAGAAATTCTATAGCCTCATAAGCGTTTCCTTGCTGTATCATTTCGTGCATTTTGCCCAAATCGTTATACAGCCTATCTCTTTGCTCTACATACTCTTGTAATTCATAATCTTTTTCTTCTAACTCTGCTTGCCATTCTTGCATTTCAGAGTCTAACTCTTGGAATTTCTTATCCCATGCAACTTGACCTGCTTCATGGTTTCTGAGATCAGATAGTTTCCTGTACTCTGTTTCGCCATTAACAATAACAGGTATTTCCGTGTCAGGATCTAATTCTAATTCGTTTTCGCCAAGCTTTGCTTTTAAAAACTTAATTTCTATTTTTTCTTCGTCTTTTTCAGCAGTATGCTCAATTTCTTTATCAGCAACTTCTCTTTCTTCTGTCTCAGCTTTTCCTTCGACTTCTGGCTTATCCTCTGGTTTCGCTTCAACTTTTTCTTCTCTACTTTCAACGTACTGCTCTCTTGATCTTTCTACAGATTCAAAATCATCAAAATCTGGTCCTTGACCGCCACTAACCGTGATCGTTCCATCTGGATCTCCGTCCATTCTTGATTCAATTACTTCTGTATCGCTCATAACTCCCCCTATGATTGTTTACTTACTGGTGTACTTAGTTCTTGTACAGGAACTCCTTCTTTCATTGGTTTAGACTTTGATTCCTGCGGTGGTGCTGCCATCTGTTGCAACATCTGCAATTCATCTGATGGAACTTTGAAAAACAAAGGAAAATGATCGTTCATCATTAACTTTTGTCTAAATAAAGCATTTTTCTTTGCTCTAACCCACATATGATATTCAGTAACTGTTAAATGCTCAATCAATGCCTGTTGCCTATCACTTGGTACTTCCTCTTTAAATTGTCTCTCTTGCAACTTTTGTAAATGTATATCGTAGTGAGTAAGTAAATCCTCGTATGGTTTTGGTTCCTCTACTTTCTCCCCTGCCAATATAGATTCGTTTTCACTCTCTGCTGACTTTACAGCGATTGTTACAATGTCTTTAAAAGACTCATCTGTTCCAAGGTCAAGCATTTCTACAACTTGCTTTTGAGAAATCATATTAGGAAATCCCATATTCAAATCTAATAACGATTGTATTTTTGCAGGTTTACTATCTGGTAAAGATGAGGTGTTTTGTATTTTCACATCGTATTTTAAATCCTTACTACTTCTCTTAAAAGATTTAAGCATATAAGAATTATCTCTACCTAAGATTCTAATAGTTCTGTTGTCATCGTCACGATAGTATTGCTTCATAATATCTATTGTATCTTTAGCAACTTCTTTTATTATAGTGTTGCGTTTTGCAACCCCATTATTTTCTCTTTCTTGTTCCTGCTCTAATAGGAATTGCAATGCAACCCCTGCTCTAATACCTGCAGGTGGAGTCCCTCTCGATATGCCATGAATACCAGATAGTTTTTGAATATTTACTTCCAACTTCTCCATATAGCTGAATACTTCTGGACTTGTCGGACTTGTATTCTCTAATCTCGGTGGAACGCCGCCTTTATATTCTACGACTGTCACCTCATTGTTTAGTGCGGATATTTTACACGCTCCTGCTGGCATGACCCATTTCGGAGCAGATGCGAGACCATGGTTTCTGGCAATTCCACTAGCTAGATTGTTGTAATGACGCTGTAACTGCCTAACTTGCGAGATAAAGCTTCTTGCGTGAAGTTCGGTTGGTACGTCTATATCCGTCAATCTTCTAAATGGCAGCCTTTCGTGCTTCAACGGATAATCCTCCATGCTTAAGACCGCATCTTTTACAAATACAATTTTCAATCCTTTTGGAAGAAATTTTGTTGGTTTGTGCCAGAATGTTTTTATGCAAATATTGCCAGTACTCTTAGTTTCAGCAATAGAACCAGTGTCGTAATGATGATGACCTTGTTCACGGATAAATTCCTGCTTCTTTGGATAAAGTGCTTTGACTTCTTCTTTTGGTTTATACTCAAGTTCAGTAACATTGCAAACTTTATGCCAACTATTTACCTCTAACTCTGGATACACTCTGTCAGGTGCTAGGATTTCGTAATCAACGTCACCGACTTTAACTGGAAACTCTAAATTGATTGTTTCTGATTGGTCAGTTTTTATGCTGACTTTATTATTGCTTGCCCTTCTTTGGAAGTAAGGATCTACTTGTCCTATTTCATCATTCCAATATGTTTTAATATATGCTTCGCCAAAAATATAAGCAGTTCTTTGTAACTCTCTGAAAAAACCATCAATATCAACTTCTTGCCATCGAGTATCTACAAGCATTTTGTATGTTTTCGATAATATCTTGTCGTTATACTCATCGGCATTTTGAGGCAATACTGCAATAGCAGGTCTGAACCGTGACATTTTGGCAGTTTTATTCTCAACCATATCATAGATATGATTTACAACAACCTTAGGATTACGAACGCTTCTGTCACCAGAGTCTCGTCTAAAATCTTGATTTCTAGTTTCCTGACTTCTGTAATGTATGCCTTTGTATAAGGCTAATTGCTCACGGTATATTCTAATTCTTGAATCGGCTTTCTTCACCTTGTTATCAAAGTCTTTATTTAGCCATTTTAATACTTCTCTTTCGTCATCAAGCTTTATAGCCCATATAGGAGGAACGTCTTTATATTCAAGCTCCCCTTCTAACTCAAAATCATCAAAAGTAGTCCCGTAACTCATTTTTACCCCTTAAGATAGGCGAAACCTCATTGCCTAAACCAGTACAGCCCTATCTGCTATCTGTACCTTCCCCACATTTTATAGAGAATCGTATTCTTCTTCTTCCCAACCCTCAGAAAGCTTTTCAGTCAGTGTCTTTGTGTCCTGTGCATCAGCCATTGTGACACCTCTCCATTCTATTTTATGCGTAGATAGACGATGCCCTATCCATAAGGATAATGCCGCTATCGACACAACAAAATTTACTACGGTCAATACAAGACAAGCTATTAACATTGCGTCATTATTCATAAAAATCCTCCCCAAGAACTTTGACTGTCCAATCACCATGTTCTTTATAATTTAACCTATCATCTTGCATAGTGACAAATCTTGGCTTTTGAACTTCATCCCTAGTGTCAATTCGCTCATGACTTGGCACCTGAGTGTAATAGTTTGCACCATTTGTATATCTTTCACAATCAAGTAAATGGTCATTCTCTTTAGGTATTTTACCATTTTTATCTTTAATGTAATTAACGGTTTCAAAAATCAACTTTTCGCAACCAGATGAACATAACCAGAAACCATACAGCATCTGATCTTTGATTAATGATATACCGTGCTCTTTTTTGTCTCTTTGTTTATGGGTGGGCGCAAAGAAGATACCATTACCTTCGCCAAATACAAGCTCAGTAGCGTCATGTATTTCCGTTTGAAACCATTTTTCAGCTTCATCGTATGTAAAATTCCATTTATCATATCTAGGATTCCATTCTAATAACTTTTCACTGATTTTCTTCCACATTCTTCTGGTAGAAGTCTCTTTAGTATCAGATACATATAGCTCATCAACATGGTAAACAACTCTAGTATATCTATTGATTGCTGTAAATAATACGGCAAAAACAGATGCAGAAGCAGGGTCGGCAGTACAATACCAATCTAGAGCCCTAAATTCACGCTGTATGCGTTTTTTCATCTCTTCCTTAGGCAATACGTGCTTTTCCCTGTCAAACATCGGATAGATGGCATTTTTACCGCCTTTTACACGTTTTGCTTCGTACTCTCGATACCAAACATCTAACTCACCTCTAAGCCTTAACCTTTCCTTAGTTTTCGCAAGCCATTCTTTACTTATGTGAGGATTGGAAGATGATGGATAATTAAACCATGCACCATCTGGATCTATCATGACGCTATCGGCTAATTTTATGTAATGATTATCGTCACTTTCTGGAGGAGTCCCAATTACTAGTAGCGGTGCAGTGTAAGTCGCAAGGTTTGGCTCCATTCTTTCGTGAAATTTAGGGTGGTGATCTTTAAACTCGTCATAAGCCATAAAATGAGGGTTAATACCATCATATGCGATATAATTGTCACTACCATCAAGTTTTATAAAACTGCCATTAAAACCAAATTTTATACGCATCTCAGAATTGTTAATACTGATCTTGTACTTATTTCTCATTTGCTTATTTAAAAAGAACTGTAGTCGGTTATTAGCCCATATCAGTTCTTTCGCCTGTTTTAAAAATGGAGCAATAAAGTAACACGCTGCGTTTGGTGTTGTCATAGCTGCTCTATACAGGCAATAAATAACAAAGTCGGTTTTGCCGTATTTACGTCCACACTCTAAGAAAATAAATTGCTTACCGTCATAGAATAATGCTTTTCCTGGGCTTAACTGTCCTTCGTGCGGTGACCAAATATCATGCAAGTCTTTCAGTATTGCCGCTTGAAGTTCTAGTGCGTTTAGTAGTTGTTTTTTCTCGTTTTCAGCCATTTTGCCTCATTTTATAAATTGACTTTTCGTGACAAGTCCGTAAAATGGTGGGTGGTTGGGGAATTAATTTATCTATAATTCCTTCTAGATACATATAAAGTTTACATTCTTTTTTCTTTTCTTTTTTGGAGGATTGTAACTGAGATTGAACACAGCTTTGATTTAAAGTTATAATCCAAGGGCTTTTCTTCTTCTTTTTTCTTGGTGGGTATAGTTTTACCTTTGTTTCATTTTTAAATAACAACGAGCTTTTGTGGTGCATCATTAATCCTTATCTACTACTTTAGCTTCTGTAGGATATATACCAAAAGCAAATGGATCATCTTGTAAAATCTTTTTAGCTTGTTGTGGTGTCAAGCCTGATTGATTGATAATCTCTGTTGCTTGACCACTCTCCAAGCGAGCTATGCGGTCTAGACTAGCGATAATCTCAGCAATACTTCTAATTTCACCAACTGATAACTTCTTTAAACCGCTTTCGACTTCATCTTTAATCGTTAATAAACCATCTTGAATCAAACTAAGTGCAATACCGCCAGTTTTTTCTAATTGATCGTATTTTTTCTTAATAAATAGGTCTATAACTGTATCAGTATTGGCTTCTCGCATACGAAACCAACACGTTTTTTGATCTCCCTTACGATTTGTACCCAAGATCCAATATCTCAACACATCTTCGTCTATATTTATTGCACGATTAATGGATTCTATCTCCATTCCGCTAAAATACATGGTTTTTGCTTGTCTTTTGAGCTTACTTGGCACAAGTTTTGCCCGCTCAACAGCGTTACCGTATCTCTGAATCTGATTCTTCTCTGTATCTGTCTTCTTCGGCATAAAATTCTTCCTCATCTACCCATCGGGGAGGCGAACAAAAGTAACAAAATATACTATTAAAATCCTTAATTAAAGTAGAACGCCTTTCAGCACGCTCAACCTGTTCATCTGTTAAATCGTAAACATTAATCCGATCGTAATTCAGATGCCTATATGGTTCAGATACTATAATCAGATACAAACTAAACCATAATAACAAAATAATACTACTGGTAGCTCTCATCTACTTCCATTGTCCCTTTTAAAAGAGCGTAATACTTCTTATTTTCAAGCAACCTCTCCTGTAACATACGAATAGTATTCTTAGGCGCATGACCATGATAACCACTTTCGTACGCCTCAAGCATATTCTCTAACTCCATAATCCTCTTTGTAACTATCGCTAATACTGACATAAAACCTCGGTTTTTAGTTTTGATAAAAAAATTGCGGTGGGGATATACCTTTTTTTACCCCCTCCCCCCTGCGCTCATACCCCCCTAAAAAAGCTCTCTTTCTATTATCCTCTGGTAAAACTCTCCAAGTCGCTGAAATTATTACATATTTTACGACTCTGAAACAGTACTCCCCTCTATTTTCGGGGCATTCGACATCTCTATACATTGTTCCATTAGGTTACGGAGAGTCGAAGGAGAAAGGTTGTGGAGTTGTTCGTCAAGCTTTGACATTAATTGGCGTAGTAACTCTTGGTGCGCTCTATCGTGGATCAAGTCAGTTGTTTGTGTGTGTGGTAGATGTTCTTTTATGATTGTTTCTAGTTGCTTTATCTTTTCCATATTTCCCCCCTTTCATTCCTCTATTTTATGACAACTAGCTCAAATTATACAAATATCACACATTTATTTTTTTTTATTTTACTGCACTTTTCTTCTTTACACACAAAAGGCATTTTAGTATATATTGACAAAAAACACTTTTATTAACCATCACAAAACAGGAGAAACAAAACGATGGAAACAATTACAAACAAAACTCAAGGGCTTATTCAAAGAACCAAAAAGCAATGGAAAGATGCAGCTTCACAAAATGAAACGATCATCAAGCTAAAAACACGGGCAAACACTGAAAAAATACGTTTAAAATTTGAAGTGAATGAACTACATGAAGCGTTGCTTCTTGCTTATTATGAAGACAATAAAACATACAATGACCGTTTAGACGATGCTATCGAGCGACTACAAAAATCACTAACTGACTTAATTGATACTCGCAAGTTAATCAAATACATTGAGAGCAAGTAATGTTACACGTTACAACTAAAATGAATGGTAAAATGGATATGATGCAAAGCATAAGCAGTGGGTTTTCTGAGGCATGTTATAAACGTGCTTCAGATCCCGACTCGCCTTGTCATGGTTGTTATTCAATTAAAATGATGAAACGCTACAAAAATGCGTCAATATGCTTTGAAAATAATTCAGATATTTTAAAAGGTAGAATCTTGGAAAGGCACGAACTTCCAACCATAAACGCTGCCTTTTTTCGTTTTAACGCCCATGGTGAAATTGAAAATAAGACGCAAGTTTTGAACTTTTTTAATATTTGTAAAAAGAATAAATTCACTAATTTTGCATTGTGGACACATGACCCGAAAATAGTGCATCAAGCGTTAAAAGAACAAAAAAAGCCTAAAAATTTACGGTTGATTTATTCAAGCCAAAAGTTAAACAAAATTGATAAATTGCCTAAAAATTTTGACAAAGTTTTTACCGTTTTTACGAAAAAATACGCTGAAAGTAACCAAATTGGTATCAACTGCGGGCATAAAAAATGTATTGAATGCTTACAATGCTATAAACCAAACGACAAAAATACTTTTATTAACGAGCTAAAAAAATAGGAGAAATTATGGGAAGTAGAACAAGCGCAAAAACTAAAACAGTCAAAAGTGAGTATATTTTAAACGGAAAAGTTAGAATTACTTTTAAAAATGGTTCTTACTTTGTTGATTATGGAATTATAAAAGATTCTTTTTTAGTAACAAATAGACATGATTTTTATATGTCATTAATAAGCAATATGTCACACTACTACGCTGAAAAAATAACAAACCATTTTTTTAAATAGGAGAAATTATGCAAACAAAAGAACAACTACAAAAGACAATAGACTATGCGCTTAAACGTGCTGAAGTTTACAGAACAACCAAAGACGGAAGTTATGGCGCAGCGTTAGACGCCTATGGTTATTTTACAGCATTAAAAGAGTTAACAAAGCTAAACGAAAAGGAAAAGAAGTAATGTCATGTAAATATTGTAAAAACTTAGAACAAAATAGCACTGACTTTTTTAAGTCAAGAGCAATAGACTTCGACGACTTTACGCTTAATAAAAGTGACTTTATAGGCGACATATCCCAAAGTGTAGCGATTGACTTACAAGACCACTTGGAAAGCTTAGGTTTTGATTGTGAGATTATTCAAGACACGAACGAACAAGATCAAATATGTGACAATGACGATCATTGCGCTATTAAAAAACTTTAAAACAGGGGAAAATTATGGATATTTTAAGTTTATTCCACGCAACACAAAAGCAACAAAAAGAGTTAATGCAATTTATTGACGACTCGATTGACACGGTAAAAATGCATGAAATTATTGACGAAAAATATAGCAAAAAAATAAATTTATCACTTCTGGAGCATAAAGATAATCTTTTCCAGATGAGGGCATTACTAAAAAAACAAATGGAAGAAAGTAAAAAGTTTTTAGACAATGATATCAATAACTATTACGTCGCATTTAAAAAGAATCTAGAAAATAATCACGTCGAATTATGGGGAAATTATTAATGTTAACTTTAGAGGATAAAGAAAGAATCAAAAAAAGAACTTTAGAGCAAGACAAGCAAGCTTTTAATTTATGGCAAAAAGTAAACAATGATAAGCATTTAACTTTGCTTGATGCGTGGCTTTGCGCTTGCAATTACAAAGAGGAACAAAACAAAGAGTTGTTAGGTTTATTAATGCAAATTGAAAGGAATAAAAAACTATGAATGAAAACAAAGAAAATTGGGATTTTTTAGGACAAACAAAAACAATTAAGGTCCGTAAAAGAAAAGCGGGTAAGTTAATCCGTTTTATAATGGATAATGACTGGCAAGCTTTAAACCGTCGCATAAAAGTAAGACGCTCGAAACATAGAAACGGCATGTTTTATGAATTTATTAATCCAATTGATAAGGAAATCTTTTGGCGTGTATTCAACCGTAAATCAAAAGAAAAGTTAATATCTCAAGATAAACTAGACTTTTTTAAGCTTTGCGGTTTACGTTTCTATTTAGTTAGAAGTGAAGAAGAAATATAATGAATTAATTTATTTTTATTTTTTTTACTGTTAAGAGGGGAAGTTTTTACTTTCCCTTTTTTTTGCCTAGGTGGAGACACTGCGGGCTTGCAATATTCATAAGACTAACAACAAATATTTCTCGCATAGTTCTTTGCTTGTTTGTTACCTTTCTTAATTCTACGAGATAACTCTTATTTTCTTTTCTTTTAACCTGAAAAAGGGCGCTGCTTTGCACAAGAAAACGCCAAGTGTTGTTCGTATTGCAGTGATATGCACAAAATTGGGTGTTTTATAGGTGATTTACAGGTGATTTATGCACAAGGTTTTTTTGCTCAAGGTTTAAAATAGTCGATCATTGGGAAAGTAGTTTTCTCAAATTGCCACTGGAATAAACTACCTCGCACTGCACAAGCCCCCGTTTTTACTCACTTACTAGCCTAGCGCAAAGCGCAACATAAGATTGACTACTAGAAACAATGAAAGATAACGGAATTGCACTGATTTTCTTGACTATTCTTAAAAGGAATTATCTTTTAAAATAAGGTATTAGATTTCCCCAACCGCCCACCATTTTATCGTTAGGCAACGAAAAGTAAAGAAAAAAGTGATAAAATTTTAAAATGAATAAGAATAAGTTTATATTAATTGAAAACAACGAAAGTAAAGACATAGATACAATAGAGTTAAGACTTTATTTATTAAGTGCAAGCTTGTCAGAAATGCAATGTGATGATGATGGCTACTTATGGAAAGTACAGGAAAAAGTTAGCGAAGCGATTTTTTGGTATAATGAATTATTAAAGTTATATAGAGAGATGGAATAATACTGCGTCTTTGTTTTGATCTTCAAAGTAAATAGCATATTTTGATTCTAAGCTAGTTTTTTTAGGTTCCCCTAGTACAGCCATGGCAGCATTTAAAAAACCTTTAAAATAGACAGTATTCTTATCCTTAACAACATTAAATGCAAATACCTCACCCATTTTTAAATTGTCTTTGAATAACTTGTCTTTTTTTTCCATTAAAAAACTTATGCCATAGTCTTTAACATTATGATGCAAAATAGACTTAACGTGTATATTAAATATATCCCCGTCAATATGCCCACACTTTAAATCACTGTCAAAACTCTTTTCTGTATATATTTCCATATCAGGTTCATTACAGTGCATTCCTAAACGACTAGTAATCCAGTGATAGGTTGCCCACTCTCCTAACTTTCCCGTTATAATTTGCCTTTTAATCAGTGTTTCATCGCTTTGACCTCTCCTGGAGTAGCATTCCTTATTTGTACTATAAACCTCTTTAGCAAACTCTTGGCATTTATTAAAAGTTCTAGTAGGAAGTTTAATCTCTATTCCTGTATAGGGTTCTAACACTAGCTTCATATTTTTAATCATACGCCTACTTCCTCGGTTGAAGTTTTCTTAAACCAATTAATTAAAAATTCTGCATAATCTTCATATGGAATAACGTCATTTTCATTGTCACCAAAAAAAGGCTCAACAATAACTGCAATTCTAGCCCCGAAACCCTTAACCTTTTTTAAATTATTATAACCCCTATCACCCTTGGCTAATTCTTTAACCCCTCGGTTGCGCTTTTTAAATTTTCTGCTTAAGGCTTTCAATAAGTTTTCAGCATAAAGCAATGAAACTGCATCACCTTCCAAGACTAAAACTTCACTGCCCGAGGTAAAAGAGTTATAAGCATTACAATGTAATTCCAATGAGACAAAATCATCGTGCGTAAGTTTAACTAGATCATCTTCTAATTCATTAAAAAATCTAATTCTAACTTCAGGCATTTTATTTAAAATATAGAATGCAACTTTAGAATTATATTTATATTCATTTCCGTGACCTACAACCACTGCACCACCTGACCTTTCATCGTGACCTACGATCAATAATGGATAATGCGTAGGCTTTCTTTTAAAGAATCTTTTTAAACAACCAAACATCTATATCTCCCTCTTTTCATTAAATTTATATCTGTCTGCAAACAATGCCTTAAGATCGTTAAAAGTAATCTCACGGTCATTCACATAGGTTGCCTTGTCTCTATTATAGTTTAACGCAAAAAATCTGTTTACCGCTATATCGTGAAAGCGACTTTTCGCTATTCTAATTGTAGCATTATTACCAAAGTCATTCTTAAAATTTTGGAATACATAAAAATATGGTGCCATTAACGCACTCTGTTGTGATCCTCTGCAATCCTCTGGTTGTATAAGATTTCGAACAGTTGTGTCTGTTATATCTTTTTTGGTATGAAGGACATGAAAGAAAGTTAAGCCAGTATCTTCTGCGATATTATTAAACTTAACCAATGCTTCTTCTTGTCCTTTTAACCCTAAACTTGTCCATAAATAACTAGTAGTTAAATTATCAAAAAACACCACTTCTGGTTCAAATGTTTTAATGTTGTTTTCAAACCAATTGAAAAAGTTAGTAAAGCCTTGCTTGAAATAATTATCTCTTTGGTTTTCAGATACAATAAAAATATTTTTGAGGATCTCTTTATCGTTCAATTGTGTATTTAATTTATATTTATAATCTTCAATTTTTTCTTCTGATAAATGGATTAATATTTTCTTATTTTTTGCACAATCTATTTGTATAGCCCTTGATAACGATGACTTGCCACAACCTGCTGTACCTAATAAAAAATGGTTTTGCGCAGGTCTTAGTCCTAGATGTGCTTGTAAAAAATTAAACCTAGTCTTATGGAATTGACCTTGGTGTCTTTTCTCTGCTGTATTAAATTCTTTTTGCGTCATTAAAGCGCAATTTGGATGAATATTTTTCATGGTAATTCCCCTACTTTCTCAAATTTAAAAACATTTTCATGTTGTTCTTTTTTTTCCTGTTCTTCTTCTAAACGATTCTCTCTATGCTCATAAAACCATACCCAGTTAGGCTCTCCTTCTTGTTTTCCGCCTCTGTTTTGAAAAAACCATCTTATACCCTGTTTCCTCTTTCTACTGCGCCAAAAGTCGTCATTATCCATTAGGTGCTTTATTTCCATAATTGCTGACATAGCTATATCTAGCTCTAGCTCACTATCTGTGAACCTTTTCATTAATAATTTGTCTTTCAACAATGGTTTAATTAAGCGATGTGTTTTGAGATAACCCTTACCTTGGGTATTCCAAACTTTTAAAAAATCCTCAAATTCCATAGATCCTCCTGTTTGTGAAAAAATATGTTGACATGACCAGATGCGAATGACCAGAATTATTTTAGTAACAAAAAACAGGAGAAAATTATGTTACAAGTAAAAGAAGTTAAAGGTTTACCAGACGAGGATTATCACGGTAATTCAACGCACCTATCATCAAGCCAGATTAAAATAGCATATAAAGACTTAAATAAGTTTCATGCTAGTGTTTATGAAGGTTTACAAAAATATGATACTAACGCACTTAAGTTTGGTCGTGCGGCTCACGCATTAATCTTGGAACCTAAAACATTTAATAATAAATATGCAATTTTTGACGACTCTATGGACATGAGAAGAAAAGAGTCCAAGGAAATTAAAAAAGATTTTTTAGAAAGCATAAAAGGTACAGGTCAGGAACTTTTAAACGCTAGTGATTATGACAAAATTTGCAAAATGACCGAAGCTGTAGAGAAATATGCTCCTGCTAAAGAATTGTTATCAGGTGGTGATGCAGAGGTTAGTTATTTCTTTAATAATGGTGAGTTAGATTTAAAAATTAGACCTGATTATATTAATCACACGACTAAGACTATCGTTGATTTAAAAACAAGTAGAGATGCAACAGAATATTCTTTTGCTAGAGATGTTAAATTTAACTTTCATTATGATTTAAGTGCAGCAATGTATCTCGATGGTATCAAAAGATACACAGGTGAAGATTATAGCTATTATTTCGTTGTAGTTGAAAAAGATGAGCCATATTCAATAGCTGTTTATAAATTAGGTGAAGAAACTTTAAAATTTGGCAAACAAAAATATGAGAAAGCGTTAGAAAAAATTATACAAGCCAAAGAAAGAAGTGATTATAGATTGCAAACAAGAATACAAGAAATATAAGGGAGTAGGTTATGACATCAGGGAGAAGATTAGTCGGCAAGCGTAAGCAACAACTCATTTCAAAGATTGAATCAATGTTAAAAAAATTACATCTAAAAGGTTTAAATGTGCGGTTTGTTGAGAAAACCTATCTAAACAAAAATTTCTATACCACTAAGGAGCTCTCTGGTGTCATTTCTGAATTGGTTAGATTGGAAGCCCAGTAAAAGGTTATGAAAGCAATACTTGAGTTTGATTTAAATGATTTTCATGACAAGTTGGCACATAAGCGTTGTATCAATGCTACCAATGCGTATTTGTGTTTGTTTGATATTAGAGAAAAATTATTGGAGACAGAATATAAAGCAATTATGTTCAATGAAATTTTAAATAAATATGGTGTTGATTTATATGACTTGGAATAAA